AATTAGTACAAATCTGGAGGAAGATCAATTCCAGGATTAAATAAATTTAAGATATGTGCTTTAACTGGATTATCTGCAAATTATGCACCAGATGGAACTTGGGCAGCATATGATGGTGGTCAACCAGTATCACTAGCTTTAGCAATGGACTTCCAAGAACTTGAGCCTATTTACGAAAGTGACTATCAAGAAACAGTCGCAGTTAATGACAATCCAAAAGTTGGTCCAGACGACATAGGTTACTAAAGATGTCTTATTCCAGAGAACTACCAGATCTTGAATATCTTTCACAATCTCCAGATAGGAAATCTAATGGAGATTATATAAAAGTAAAAAATATCTTCAAGAGACCAAAACTTCGTGAGGATATTAAGAATGCAATAACAGCATTTAATTATTATCAAGTAGAAGATGGCGAAAGACCAGATCAAGTTGCTGAAAAATTATATAATGATCCTTCATTAGACTGGGTAATTTTAATAACAAATAATATTACAAACATAAAAAATGACTGGCCTTTAGATACCGAATCATTTAATAATTATGTTTTAGAAAAATATGGATCTGAAGAAAATTTATATCAAGCACATCACTACGAAACAGTAGAAACTAGAGATACTTATAATAGACTAATTATTCCTGGTGGTTTATTAGTAGATCCATTAACTTCTTTTGACTTTATATCAGATCTCGGGAGAGATTATATTTTACCAGCATTCCCAGCAGACAAAGCATTAAATGTAGTAACAGTCAATTTAAATCAAGTTCTCAAAGTAGGAACAAGAACAAATGATGTAGAAATAATCATTCCAGAGGTAACAGCAACAACTTCAAATTTTTATGCATATACTAGAGACAATCAAAGTGTAAAATTAACTATAAACAATACTTATGATGGTTGGCCTGCATCGTGGAGTGGTATAAATATTGTAACAGGAAGAAGCCAATTATATAGAATTACAATTGATGATTATATTGGACCTCTTGATGTAGAAATTCCAGATACTTTATATGAAGTTGTTGGCGAGTTCCGAAATGGAAGAATAGTACCAGTATTTAAATTCAAAGAGCAATAAAATAAAGAAATGGCAGAACCACTAGAAGGTCTAAATGTAAAGTTTTCAACCAAATCTTACGAATTAAATTACATAGATAATGAAATAGTTTTTAGTGCTCCAAACTCCATCAAAGTAGTGACTAATTTGGCATACGAAACAAAATTAAATGATGAAAAAAGACAAATTCTTGTATTAAAACCAGAATATCTTGGTGCTTTTGTTGGAGATGTTAAGAATATGATGGTCTATGATACTTCAAGTCAATTCGTAGATAAAAAAACAAAAAGAGTTTATAACTCTCGTCTCAAGTAAAAAGGGGAGCATATGCTCCCCTTTCTTTTTAGCAAGAATATCTTTGAACTTCAGTCCATCTTTTTATATAACCTTCATTTATACCATCCCCAGAGACATATTCTTCACGATATATTTCTCTTCTGCAAACATTATAATATCTTGGAACATAATAAGTTGGATAATATCCATTATTTTTGAATGGTCTCCAAAATTGATTCCAAGTTATAGCTTTAGATGGGGAAGAAAATAAAATCAAAAAAAGAAGAACTATAATCTTCATTATGATTCTGCTAGTTTTTGAAAGTATGATAGAGCATCATCTTCATCTTCTCCATCATCAGATGAAGAGATTGAAGATTGTACGCTAGTGTTGGATGTAGTTTCACCACGACGCTCTCTTTCCCATTCTTCCTCTTCTGCAACAACTTCAGGATCTTGATTCTTGGGAACACCACGAAGACCAAGAGTATACTCAAGACGCTTCTTCAGATCATCATATGATTTGAATTCTTTCACGTCTGTAAAGTCATTCAAATTGTTCAGAGATTTGTAGATGCTTTCAAGTTCATCATCATCACCATCAAGTAGAGCAGAAGGAGATGCAAACTCGGACTTATCATAATTCCAGTAACCATCTTTCTTAACAAGTTTTAGTTTGAAGTTAGCACCAGTCCAGAAATCGAAAGGATTGATTGGTTGCTCATCATCAAATTCTGGTTGCATTGCTGCCATAATCTTATCAAAGATTTTTTTACCAAACTTATAAAGAAATACTTTACCTTCATTATCTGGATTGGCAGGATCCTTTACAACGTAAATATTAGCAAAGTAGGAAAGTTTACGCTTTTGTTTACGTGCTTCTTCCTTGTCACGGTCAGAACCAGAGTTCCATAGAACACGGTTCTTCTCACAAACAGGACATTGTTGACCAAGAGTGGTGAGGCAGTTGTCAATCAACCAACCACCAGGACCTTGGAATGCGTGAGACCATACTTGTGCCCAAGGTAGTTCACAACCTTCGGGGGCAGGGAGGAAACGGATAACTGCGGAACCTACACCGCTCTTATCCATAACAGGTTTCCAAAAACGGTCGTCATCTTTGGAACCAGAATCGTTGAGTTTCTCAACTTGTTTGATGAGTTTTTCGGTAAGTGAACCCATCTTTGATTGCTTTTTAAGATCAGCAAATCCCATTCGTATTCTCCGTATTAGTAGTATTGAAAGTGTGTGCCGTATTGGTACGTATTAATTGTAGCAAAATCCTTGTCAAATGTCAAGGCTGTCTTCAAGTTTTTTTATGCTGTTTTCCATAATATTGAAAAAATCATTGATATTTTGTCCGTCTTTTAAACCAAACATTTTAGCGGACTCTATAATTTTTTCTTTCATTTCCACTGCTTCTGGATCATCAGATAAAGATAACCGAAATATAAAAAGTTTCTGTTTTTCAAGAAATTCTTTCATTCTTTCTAAATGCTCTTTTTTCCCTTCTTTATCAAGGAAAGGAAGATTCATAACATCAATAAAAAGTTGATTTTGAAGATCATCCAATTCAAATAAAGATTCCCTTACAAGTTCGGATTCAAAAAAAGAGCTCACAATACGATCTCCCGCAGTACTTCTTTATATTTTGCTACATCAATATTTAGAAATGGTTTATACTTAAATATTTTTAAACTTACGGTTTCCCACACAGGGTCATCAAGACGCTTATCAAATGTAGATGTATAATTTAAAATCAAATCGAGTATTACAATAGTTTCTAAACTAATGACACCCTCAAGATATTTTTTAAGTATCTCTGGGTGTCTTCCTTTTTTGCAGGAAAATAAATTTTTAAAATTTTCTTTTTGAATAAAAACTTCTACTTCTGTTTTAAATGTATAAAATAAACTTTGAATTTTTTTTAACCAATCCATATATACAGATTCACCATTTCTGATGATTTCACCTATCCATAGTGATTGTGGATCATCACAGGAAGAAAAGTTTGCTACAAAATATGCTTTAATTTCATTATCAGTTTTTTGTCTAGAAGTTCTTTCAAAAAAATATCTATCAGTCCTCTTATGAAAAGAGTCTAGAGAAGCTCTAGACTTTCCACAATATTTGAAATAATCGTAATTCTTTTTTGAAAAATGGTTTTTAAATGCAAGATATGTTTTATAAACTTCAAATGGAGTCACTTTATCAAAGAGGTAATTTTGCTCTTGTAGTTTTTTTAAGAAAATTCAATTCTATAGCATTATGCTTTAGTTTTTCTTTTAATGGTTTAGAAATTAGTTTTGATATATTCTCGACCTCAATACTATTTTCTTCACAATAAGTGACAATTGCATCAATATAATTAATTTTAGATTCTTTTACAATCTTTTCAATTTCTTGTGCAAATTTTTGAGGACACAAAAATTTTGTGTTTAATTCTTCTTTTACTTGATCATCCATATTCCTGAAGTTTATCTCTAACAAACTTTCTAATGTATTCTGTGAGAAGTTTAATGTATTTTGTTTTGTCTCGTTCTTCATAAACAATGCATTCTCCATTTTCGCAAGCCATAATAATTACAAGTTTTTTAACTGAAATACCAGTCAATTCATAAAGCATACATCCATATGCCATACATTGAACAAAATAATGATCGATCCACTCTCTTGGTTTAGGTTTTTTAGAAGTCTTAAAGTCAATTATTGCCAACTCGCCGTCATATTCAGCGATACAATCTACTGTCCCAGCGATACCTAATTGCCTACTATATAGCGACCCTTCAAGAGCGTGAATATTATTTATTCTATCAAGTTGTGGTTTAGCAATCTTAAAAAGAAAATCAGAAAGAGGTTGAACTTTCGGTAACTCTTCATTTTTAAGATGCTGCTCAACAAGTGTATGCATATCAGTTCCGCGACTTGTTGCCGCTTTTGTAATACGCTCTGCTTGCTCATTGCCAACTTTTTTGCGCCATTTAATAAAAATTTCTTTATTGAAATGGCTAGTTACAGAGGTAATAGATACCAATCGGATAAGTTCTTCCTCTGTTGGAACTTTATAATAACGAACTCCTTCAATAGTTTCCCTCTCCAGTTGAGGAAGATTCAATTCAACGTGATTAAACATCAAAAACCTGCTTCCATCTTTGCAATAATATATTCTTTGACTAGTCCTGAACGGACAATATCATCAACACCAAATTCAATTATATCAAATGATGGCATTTTTCTCAAGATATTCATAAAATCACTAATGCCTGTCCTTTCATTTGTCTTAACCAAATCTGATTGTGAAGCATCACCACAAAAACAAATTCTACTATTTTCACCAACACGAGTAATTATAGAATCAAGTTCGTGGAAATTGAGATTTTGATATTCATCGACAATAATAATAGAATTATCTAAAGTTGATCCACGAAGAAAAGAAGTACTCCAAAACTTAATTGTTTCTTGCTGCTTTAAATTACCATAAAGCATTTCAAAGTCAGCATCACTGGGCATTTGGAAGATATACTTTACCATATTCTTATAAGGAATTTGATAAAGAGCAGACTTATCATCATGGTCTCCTGGAAGGAATCCAATCTCACGGGTTGCAACTAAAGAACGAACAATATAAATTTGCTCATAAGGAGTAATTTCATTAAGAACTTCTTTTAATGCATTGTAAAGTGTAATAAATGTTTTACCAGTTCCTGCACATCCATATGCAACTAAATGTTTTCCTTCAGAATAAGAATCAAAAAGTTTTTTCTGATTTTCTGTTAAAGGATCAATATCAATCAAATAATCGGAACTAATTGGTTTTCTTCTTTTCATCTGCTTGGCAGTCATTCCAACTCCAATTGGATGATTGTCATTGTTTCTTCTTTTTCTTGCCATTAAATTACTTGTAGGGTTTTACTGTAGCTCCTGGAACTTTAGATACTTTGTGAAGTACCTCATTCCATCCTCCATCTGTTTTGTTCTGAAAATCACCAACAGAACTTACAGAATTTAAAATAGTTGGCATTTGTACAATATTTGGATGTTCTTTAAGATAAGGTTCCCTTTCTGCCATATACATCCATTTTTCAAAAATTTCACCCGTATCTGTGTTTTGGAATCTATATGTTGGCATTAGTATCAATTATATACAAAAATATTTATTCTATAGTTATTGAGGGTGCATCCACGCACTCTGTACATCCTTTACGAGACCAACCAAGTGCTTCAGATACTGCAGGGAACTGACAAGTAAAGATACAACGAACAAGTTCTGCAATCTCCATATGTTCCTTCTGCGTACCGTGTGCAGAGCGAAGATCAATATAATGAATCCATGACCGCACAGAACCGGTCATATAGAGTCTTATGGGGGT